AGCCCTGACCATAGATGTCCGTGCCCTTGGTGAGCAGCGCGCTGAGATTATCACGGTTTTCTGACGCCGCTTTTTTCGCAGCGTCACCCGTGAAAATATCGAACAGGCCCATGCGGCCTCCTATGGAGCTTGATAGAATCCGGTCAGACCAATGACCGTGCCGTCAGTGAACGGAAACGAGCCATCGAACAGCGTTGAATATGTTTTCGCCGTCCCAAGCCCTGACACTTGCGATTGAACGGATTTGCCCGCGTTAAAATAAATGCCGAGGCACGGCACGTCAGACGCGCAACCTGTCGGCAATGTCGCCTGAACGTTCGTCGCCCCGGTGCCGACTGTCGTGATCGTGATCTGCTGACGAAAGAAAACCAACTTGCCGATTTGCAAGTATGCGCCTGTCGCGCTCGCTGCCGTGAAACTGCCGCTACCGGCTGAGACTGTTGGCGTGTACGATGTCCACGCGCCGAATGCGCTCGCAATGGCGGCAAGCGGTGATAGCCATCCGGTGTCGTAGTTCGTGGCGCTGTTCTTCGCGAGTAATTGGCCGGTAGTACCTCCAGTAGGAACACCTGGACCAGTGGCACCCGTCGCACCCATCGCGCCTGTGGCTCCGGTCGGACCTGTTGCACCTGTGGGACCGGTGGGACCGGTCGGCCCCGTGTCGCCAGTATCACCCTTCGGTCCCGCTGGGCCGGTTGCGCCAGTCGCCCCAACTAGGCCTTGCGGTCCCTGAATTCCTTGCGGGCCTTGCGGACCAACCTCTCCTTGTGGCCCCTGTGGCCCCTCCGGCCCCGGCGTACCAGTGCGGGCCGCCTTATCGAGCCCGAACCAGTATTCGTATTCGCGCAACGTGCCGTCAGGATTGACAACAGGCGTTTGCGCCGTTGGCAGCGGGCGGAAAGCTATGCTCATGCCGCCAACTCCCGCACCTCAGCCGCAGCCCCCATTACCGAGAAGTCAACCGGATCGCTCACCGACAACCGAACGCGGAAGCCCTGCCCTGTCGCATGACCGAAATTGTTTGCCGCAACCGTTTGCCGCCCGATGGCTTGTCGCCCAAGCTGGCATTGACGCGGGATCGTCCACGTCAGGCCGCCGTCGCCGGAAACCTCAATCTCGATAGTCGGCGCGGTCTCAATCGGATCGGCACCAGTAGCAACGCCCGCTCCAACCGTGGCGTAGACATGCAGACGATTGATCCGAAACCGCGCCGGGAATTTCTTCTGCGGCCCCGTTTCCAGCGCATAGCGCAGTGGTTGCCCGTATTCCGTCTTGGCGGTAGCGTCGATGAACGCCAGAGAGCCCGACAAGCGATCACCGACAATCCACTTGTCGAACGCCAGCACCGCTTGCGTGGCCCGCCATCGCGTCTGCAAATAGCTCTTTCGCAGATACCATTTCTGCGTATTCAGATCGAAGCACCACGACCAGTCATCGCATTGCACCACGGCGATGAGATGCCCGCCGCTGGCAAAGGTCATCACCTCGAGCGTGGTCTTATCCGCAACCTTGCCGATCAGAATATCAAGGTCAGGCGGGCTAATTTTCGAGGGCGATCCCGACGCGAACAGATAGACGCCGTTGTCGTCACCGACAAAGACAATACCGCCGCCAAAACCGTCCTGATAGCCCGAGATCGCATAGGGGCCGATCAAGCCGCGATCGATGCCTTGCATACGCGACCAAGGAAAGCCCGGCGGATCATTGACCGCGCCGCCCCATACCTCGATGGACGTAGACTTAAAGGCGAGCAGGACGCCGCCGGCTGGCACGGTGCGATAGAGAACCCCAGGCTTATATTCTGTGCTCGCGTTGTCCAGCGTACTAATATCGGTCGAACCCGGCAACGACGCGCGCATTGTGCCGTCGCCGTAGCTGAAAATGAAAAACTGGTCCTTAATGCAAACCGAATTCGGTTGCCCCACGTCAGGATCAGGATAAGACGTAACCGCGCTGCCAGAAATGACGAACACACCATCGCCCGGAGCGACAATCACGATATCCGGCGTGGCCGCATTGTTCCGCGCGATGATGACCGGCTTTTCGCCCGGCACGTTCCCGGTCAGCGCCGCGCCAGCACCGCCACCGGCACCATAACGATAGACCTTCGTGCCGATCACCGCATACAGCGCGCCCGGCACAGAGATGGCCCCACGGAAGCCTGTGCTAATAGACGTGCCAAACTGCGACAGCCCCGCAACACGACGCCAGCGCGCCTCCCCATCCTCGCCAATAGGCTCCGCGTAGCAGTTCGTGAGAATGCCACGGCCTTCCTGCAATCGATTCCCGGGGAACGTCGATTTGGGGAGAGCGACGGGGATGGGAGGCATTAGAACCCGCCGTTGTAATAGCCGTAACGGCGCGTTGTGAGCGCCGGATCAATCCGCAACGTCCGGCGCGTGCGGGACGGCGCGGCAACTGTCTCAAGGCGGCTTTCAGCCCGCGTGGCATACCCTTCGTATTTCGGATCGGTATCATCGAACTCAGGCGCGACAACCGCGCCGACGCAATGCGCGAGTTCTTGGAACGCTTCCGGCTCGATATCGCCGCCTGTCGGGCCAAGAGAACCGGGATTGGCAAACGTGTAGATGTTCCGAGCGGACAGCGAACGGCACACGTCGTCCACCACGCGATCAACTTTAGCCACGTCCTCCGCAGCCGGAGTATCGTTGCCGAGCCCCAAGTTCGACAGCACCTTGGCGATCAGTTGCGCGCGGGTTTTGCCCATTCAGCACCTCAAAAGGAAAAGGCGGCTCGAAAGCCGCCCTCGTTGTTGGTTATGCGGAAGCGCTAGCTCTAGGTGCCGCTGACACGAACCGCGAGACGCGGATCGATAGTCTTGGTGCCGTAGAGCACATCGAGACGCCAGTTGCTCACGTCGTTCGTGCCGTCATAGTACGGGATGACGCGAACGCTGATGCCGTTCTTGCTCTGACGCGAGCAATCAACGGAGCCCGGCGGGCGAACCATCGGCACCATGCAGAGTGCGAACGCGTTCTTGTGGAACATGAGCGAGTTGGCGTAGTTCGTATTCGCCGTACCCATGAACGTCAGCGCCGCATTGTCGGCCGGAGCCGCCGATACGGTCTGAAACGCGCCCGAAGTGATGATCTGCGGTGCAATCGTCAGGGTGAGATTGCCCGAAGCATCCGACGAGCCGTTGGCCTTGACAACGAACTGCTTGAGAAACGGCAGAGTTGCCTTGGTCACCGGGTTCACATCGTAGACGCCCGCGATGGTGAACACGTCACCGGCCACCACGCGAGCCGCAGCCGCCGCAGTCCAGCCGTCAGTGATAAGCGACTGAGTGTTGGCGCCGGTCAGGTCATAGGTGGTGTTCTGGCTCGCGCCGTTGACCAACGGAGTACCGCCAAACGGGCCAGTCGTGAACACCGGCGCATTCTGCGACATCATGTTATTGACGCCGCCGACCTTGCCGACGCTGCCGTTGCGATAAGCGTTCTGACCGATCTGCGGCTGGAACAGCGTGGTCTGGTTGCCCGCGAGCGCCCAGTAGTCAGCCGGGGCCAGGACCATCGATCGGTCGTTCTGCGGAACAGAGCGCTGATCGAGGTTCGTGGTGCCCTTGGCAAAGCCAGCGAAAGTGCTCAGTGTGGTGCCGGGCGTACCGACCCACTGCGGGATATCCTTGAACATCGCCATAGTCGAAACGTCGATCTGGTTGGCGATCTGGATCACTGCCGGCCGAATGACGCGCTCCGACAACTGCCCGATATTCAGGGTGAGTTGCTGCGACGTGAACTTGAAGTCAACGCCCGCGATCTGGTTGACCGACAGCGTGACCTTGGCTTCCGAAACGTCCTGCGGCGAGGCCGTAATCGTGTTTCGGACGGTGAAGTCAGTCGGCTTGCGGATGGTGATCGTGTCGCCAACCTCGTAGCCGTTGACCCTCTTGTCGAACTCGTCTTCGTACCCACGATAGACGGCATTCGCCATCGTGAGTTCGTTTTCGAGAATCGCCAACGACGCCTTGGCGACGATGGAGGCGGTGAGAGTCGTATTAGCCATTGCCATATCCCCTTAAGGATGAGGCACCGTTCACCCGTAGGTCTTTTTCAGCCACGCCGAGAGATCGCTCTCGGGGTTTCGCGGCGTAGACCCGCCCTTGAGGGCAGTGGGTGGCGGCGGTGCCGATGTTTGCTTCTTTGCGGATGGCGCGCTAACGGTCCCTTCGAGCCTGCCGATTTCTCTGGCTAGCTCCCTGCCGGTCATGTTGTTGAGCGCGTGAATTTGTTCGGGATGCTTGGCGAGGTGATACGCAATCAACTCGCTCTTGTCGGA